ACCGAAGTCTCAGCTGTCAGCGAGTTAATGACTTTCATAAAGTTCTCAAACGTCATCTTTTCCGCAGCCGATGCCGACGTGTCACCAAACACGATTACATCGTTTGCCGCAGGAGCTGTCTCTGCTGTTAGATCGTTCACGACGTTCCAGTTGAACAACGAAGACCATGCGCTTCCGGTGTAGAACTTCCAGATGTTTGACGTAGTGTTGTAGTACAGACCAGTCGTCGCAGGCGAAGACGGATCAGCCGACGCCGAAGGGAATGTGACAAAGCGGCCAAGCAAATTAAGAATGCCGCGCACACCGCTGACCACAGTGCCAGCGCCGACGTTCACATCTCCCGATGATCCAGCTCCGCTTGCTGGTCCTGATCCAAAGTTGGCAACACCAGACGTTCCGTCAACGACACTGCCAGAGCGATAATTTGAAACGCCGCTATTGCTCGCACCCGTGGCGATTGGAGTCCCGAAGCGCCCTGAGCCAGTGCCAGGAATGCCAAAGAACACAGCACGCACGTTCGCCCAGTTAAATGTTCCGTTGCCAAGAGATCGAGTGTTGTCTGTATCAGGCAGTAGGTCTTCGTTAATCGCTGTCGGCAAGAGGTTTGAAAGATCACGCTCTGCCATGCTTGCTGCTGATGTCGCAGCGTCAACGGCAGATTGAGCTGCATTCGTCTCACTAATCGCTGCCGCTGCTTCGCTTGCTGCCGCCGCATTTTCGCTCACCAGTGCCGCTGCTGCCGAAGCCGCCGCTGCCGTAGCACTAGATGCCGCTGTTGCAATGTCCGTTGCCGCAGGCCATAGGTTAGGGTCGGCCCATCCGGTGCCAGTAGAATTGGTAATTGGAGCTTTACTCAAAGTACCAGGTGTACCTACAGGAAGCGTTGGATTGAACGCCGATGTCGCCACAGACTCAGGCAGCTTCACTGATCGGTTGATCTCATCTTGCTGCTGCTGGTCTTGCATCACGAGCTTGTCGAACTGATTCTCGTGCGTCTCAGGGTAGTATGTGCCCTGGTTTCTGATGTCTGTCGTCTGCGTCAGCGGGCGAACGCGACGAATCACCAGCTTGTGACCAGTCGCGAGATTGCCGCCTGTCAGAACAATGTTGCCGCCCGAGACTGACCCAACACCTGTTACTGTGTAATCGGTGTTTAAGATCAGTGTCGACTCGACACCACCGATGACCTTCGTCACCAGAAGATCAGAGGCAGCAAAGACTTTGAAAGTGTATGCGTAGGTGTCTGTCGTGTTGTTACCAGTGTACGCCACACGACTCGTTGTCGAAGATAAACCCATGAAACCCCCATGAGCGCCCGAGGAAATCTCATCACTCGGGACGCTTTAATTCAAGCTGACATCAATTCCCTGGCCGCCCTGTAACGATACCTCGCGCAAAGTCCAGCTCGCTCTCTGGCTGCGCCCTGCCTTCTTCCACGTCGATCAGGTACACCGCAGGTCTCTGAATCGGACCAGTCGGTACACCTGTAATCAGCGAGAACAAACTGAGTGAGTCCTTGACGGCGCGACGCTTTGACTTGCCGTCGTCTTCGATCAGATCGGTCATGCGTCCGATCGACAGCGCCGCCTTCTCAATCGCCTGGATCGCCGGACTTGTCTGAAGTCTGTCGTCCATTGGTGTATCAGTCGCGGAAGCGAAGACTGTGTTAATTGCCGCACCTGCATAAGGGACCATGCCTGTCACGTTCCGCGCCTGCGATCCGAAGAACATCGTCACAAGTTCGGTGATAAACTGTTCTTCATCATCCTCATCCGGTAGCTCGCCCGCCATACCACGAGCGATCAATTCAGAAAGGAATGCCGGAACCGCTAGACCCATCAGGTAAACATAGAACAGACGCGAGTACTTTGGTCGAAGTCCGTTGTTGTGGTACGCCTTTAAGAACTCGCCACCCAGCAAGTTCGCCTGCATATTGAAGTACCCGACGAACATCGTGAAGAGTCGCCGCGCCGGACTTCCAGCCTCGAATGCCGCGATGTCCTCTGGAGCCATAGAGCCTTGTGTCGTGCGAACCACTCCGTCTGCATACGCAATCGCATCAAGCTCACTCTTACCTTCGACTGTGGCCTGATCATAGGCCGCCATCCAGCTCGACACGTCGACGATGTTCTGCGCGAATTGTTGCATGAAGTATCCATGCCGCGTCACGAAGTCTCGGAAGTTCGCGAACGTCGATGAATTGATGAGCACCTTGTCGATCTCGTTGTTCATCTGCGACACCTGGTCATCCATCCGTGTCGACATGAAACCAGACTTTTCAGCAACGAGCTTTGCCGTCCCCTTCGGATTTGCCATGTAACGAGCAAAGCCTTTCGCGACGTACTTCGGCGGCACCTTCACCGCCGTCAGCGAGAAACCTGTGATCTGCTGAAGCGTGTTGGCGATATTGAAGAACATCGTCTGAAGTCCGGTGCGAGCACGAATGATCTTTGCGATCTTGTCGAGCGAGGTGTTGCTCGGCTGCGACACGCGCTGCTGGACCGCACGCTTTAACCACGGCAGCAGAATTTCGCTCGCCGCCGTTGGGTCGTACTTGCGAAGCTCGGCCTCGAACTTCTTATCTGTCACTAGGCGTCCGACCTGGCGAGCTGTCGGCTCGATGTAGATGAACTTCAGCACCTTATCGACTGAGTTAATCACAAGCCGCAGATCAAGAAGCAATGGTGCCGCGAAGCCTTCGACACGAGACTTCGTAAAGCCTCGACCAGCTGTCGGTAACGCACGAATATCAAACGTGTTCGACATCTCTTCGAGCATCTGCTTGTCGGCAATGTTTGCGACCTTGTTCGGATCAGTCACCGCTGGAGCGTAACCGCCGCGATACTCTCCGAAAGGTGTGACGATTGTCTCCGCCGTCACTTCGTTAAAGAAGAACCCGAACATCGACATGTTCGCTTTCTGAGCGTCAGGCTTCAGGTTCTCCATCGTATCCCAAAGTTCTTGCACCAGATCCCAGTCGGCTTTACCGATGTAACCCTCATTGTGCATTCGCTGCATAAACGCATTTAGTCGCGAGTAATCAACTTCGCCTTCGGCATTCTTATCGCCCCACCCATACCCGAGCACGAGCTTGTCTTTGTTTGATCGGTTTCCGAGATGCAGCATCAGACCCAATAGATCGACCTTGCCTCGGAAGATGAACCCGCCAAGCTCAGGCGCAATGATGTCCTCAGTCATGTCGTTCGGCGCCCACGTTTTAAGCGCCTTGTGAATGCGCTCGATGACTGGTTTCTTCTTCAAACGATAGTTCGTCACCGCGTTTGAGATTGGATTCCAGATGTACTTTCGCATCGGACCATTCGGGTCGCCGCCGTCCATCAGGTCGACCCATTGCTCAACACGAACCAGTGACGCCTTAAAACTCAGAAGCTCGAGCTTAAACCGATCCATGCCAGTCAGCGAAGCCGCATTCGTCGAGATCGAAGACTTCGACGCATTCGCCTCGAGTCCACTTACAAGCTCAGCGACGATCTGCTCTTTCTGCTCGATCTTGCCGTCGATCTCCATCTGACGCATTGACCGCGCCAGACCCCAGATCGCTTCGACTGTATCCATCATCTGCACAGCCTGATCGACAGGAGCATCGTTGAACTCGACTGGCACCGTGGCCACGCTCGAGATCAGTGCCTCAACCGAGGCGACAGACAGTGGATCGTACTGCTTAATAGGCTGAACGTATTCAGCTGCGCTCTTCTCCGCCTGGCCGAGACCATACTGAGCCAAGATCGCACGAGCTGCGTTGACCATGTTCATGTCGCGGCTCTTTGCGATGTCTTCGTCTTTGCGGCGCATACGCTTACGAACCGCATCGAACTTATCGACACGCGCCTCGAACTCCAGTGCGTGCTTATACAGCTGGAAATTCAGAAGCTCAGCCTGCTTAAAGTTGAACGCCTGCTCGATGTCACCACGAGTCAGTGCCGCCGCCGCTTCGCGTCGCGCCTTCTGTTCCGCACGCAGGTACGCATTCGGGTTCACATCACCGACAGACTTTCGTCCGATGATCGCTCGAGCCTTTGCACTGATCGTCTCAGTTAATCGACCACGACCAGCCAGTCGGCGAATCAGTCGCTTAACCATCGACGGATTCTTTTCCATCAAATGCTCAAGCTCCATGCGAAGCACGCGCTCACGCGGTTCTTCGTGCATCAGATCGTCAATCTTTGGCGGACCATCAAAGAACTCAGCGCCATACTCTTGGCGCATTCTCGCCTCGACCATCTCTTTAATTAGCACATCGCGACGCGGAACCTGCGTAAGCTCTCGCAGCATCTCAGGCACGCTGTTGAAACCCAGCATGTCGTACACGAGATGCGCGGGGAATCCGCCCTTCGCCGAATAGAAGTACGGCTTCGGCATGTTCTTGAAGTAGCCTTGCTCAAGGAACTTTGCGATCGACGCCTTGCTGATCTTGATCGGCTGAACATCCGGATCAAGCGGCGAGCCGTCTGGCTTTGTGCCATACGCAAGCAGGTAGTACGCACGAAGATCGCGACGAGCGTCGACTTCGCGAGTCACCTCTTCTTCGATTGCCTTGCGTGCGGTCTCAAAGACACGCTGCCGCTTCTTCATTTCGGACTGCATGACCTTGCGGTTAATGCGTCCGCGCACAGCTTCTTCAGCTTCTTTGCGTGCAGCGCGGTACGACTCAGCTTCCGCTGGCGTCATCGACCTTTCGATCGCATCGCCGCCATACAGCGAGCCACCCTCTTTCGCGATCAGCTCATCTTCAGCCGACAGCATACTGTCGAACACTCCGCGAATTTCATCGGAGACTGGCGTGCCAATCTGCTTGATCGACTTATACACATCAATGAGCCACACGCGAAACTTCGCAAAGAGTCGGCGAAGTCCAGGCGTCGGCGCTTCACTTGTGGCCAGGTAGTTCTCGAACATTTCGGCAAACTGTTCGTGGTGTTCGCGAGTAATGTCCTCTGGACCCGCCACCTGAAACTGGTTCAGTACTGCGCGGAAGTCCGACACGATGCGAGCGGGAGCATTCTCTTGCGTCGCAAGATCGCGCATAACTTCAAGGAAGAAGTGAGCCGACTCATGTAAGAACGTCGAGCGGTCTGCATTCTTGAAGAGATCAATCTGGAACTGGCGATCCGGCAGGAATACAGTGCGACCGCGTGGTCCATCTTGTTCGCCTTGAAACAGCGACGCGCCAGCAAGGTACGACTCGCGCATCTTCGGAGTGATCTCGACGACTGTGAAATCTAAGTTACTCGCATCGCCACGCTCTTTATTGTCTAAATTGTCGAGCTTTGCCCTAATTGGCTTCGCGTCCTTGTCGAGTTCTTTAACGATCTTTGGCACGAGCTTCTTCGCGACTACGTCGTCGTAGAACATCATTTGGCCAGCGGCGCGACGCAGGTCGTGACCTTTCGGCGATTCCTGCATCATCTTCCAGTACCGCTTTGCAATCTTAATCGCTTGCCACATTCCCTGCTTGTCGATCACGTCATGGAACGATGATGTCACCATCTCTTCAAATTGTTCGTAGGTTTCCACTTTATCGGCGCTTCGTCTGTTGATCCTTCCATGCGCCGCCATCGCCTCGTCGATTGTCTGGCCATCAAGCAAAGCCTCAATCGCTGCGCCTCTCTCTTGACCGCTTACTTCGACAGTGAATGTTCCGTCATCGTTGCGTTCCCATGACACGCGCTCAGAGCCCCAGCGAGCGGCATGAACAGCCCCAGGCGCGAATGCGATCTTGTCGACACCAAGCTCAACTGCTGCACGCATCGCACGACGAACCACAAGCGAAGCCCATGCGTCGGTATCCATGAACGGATTGTCTGGTAGGTACTTGCGTTCAACATCAGAGATCGCCGTACTAATTGTTTCTGTCCGCTGCCGCAGCAGATTAACCCTCTGTCGCAGCCTCACAAACTGAAGATCGCGCAATCCGTCTTTAACAAGACGTGCGGCTAGATCGGCCTCGTCTTCACCGCTTTGCATTTTACTGTTGCGGTAATCAGAAATCGTGTCTCGTGTAACAGCGGAATCAGCTAACTCGCCGGACGCAACAGCCGCAGAGAATGCGCGGTCCATCTCGTCAGCGAGCTGCTCGCGCTGCGTATCGAGAATCTCTTGTAAGCGCAGAATCTCGCGATCGTTTGATTCTTGTTCGGCTCGCGCCTCTGTAATCTTATCTTTGTAATCACTCTCGTACCCGAAGCCGCGACCGCGTTGATTCCAGTCCGACTGAATCTCGTCGACGACGAAGACCTTCGATCCATCACGTTGTTCGATTACGATACCGCGAGCGTGCGCAACATCGTTTGGCTCGCTGAAGTGAACACTGTCAAACTGACGATCACCTTTCGGTTCGTAGCGCAGAACAATCTCGCGAACCTCGCGGCCATAGGTCTGACCGACTAGAAAGTCTCCCCATTTCGTCGATCGTGTAGGTGTCATCTTATCGGCAAATGTAGCTCGAGACGCATCTCCTGGATCAGGTGGGCGTTTGAGATGACCAGCATCAACAAGCGCATTGATCGCGAGAACTTTCGCTTCTTCAAAGCTCATCGCGTTGCCAAGAATGATCGTCTTCTTCTTTTTGTTGTCAGCCGTAAACTCGAGTCGATATTCGTCAGCGCCGCCATTGCCGAGAATGCTTCCGCTCAGCAGCGGTCCGCCAATACCGAGACCCATCTCGCGCAATGCTGGCGGCGTCTCAAGGCGCATAAGTTCACGAGCTGCTTGGTCACGCTGGTACGGCGTACTGCCATCTTCATCGACCGGATATGCGTCGACGTTATCTTTTGCAAGCTGCTCAGCTTCTTCGGCAGTCTTGCCATCAGCGATTATCGCTTTAACGTATCGCTCTCTGAAGTCTGCCGATCGGCCAATGTCCTCGACATCGCCTTGGCTGTAGTCAGTTCGATCAGTCGGCTCTGCTGCAAACGTAACATCGGTAGTAAGCGGAACGATGCGCTCGCCCTGAATGTACCCTTTAGAGATTAACCAGTTCGTGATCTGAATCTTCGCTTCGTTGTCGTCGCCAGAGAAGTATGTGCCGCTGTCAGAGTCTTGCCAGCGATCGTCGCCGTAGCGATAGAACGTGCGACCTGAGTTGTTCTCGGTCATTTCAAATGTAAAGTAGTACGGATAATCGTCCGGATTTTCTTCGTACATCCGAACGTCAGATTCGATACGACGCTCGATCTCGGATTCCATCGCAGACTCAAACTTGTCTTCGTCGATCTCGCCGTCTTCATCGAGAACTTCGTTATCATTAAGCCATTTGCTGTCGGACTCTAACTCGTTACGAAGTTCTCTGAGAGTGTACGAGTCTCTGTAGTTCTCGCGAGCTGATTCATATGCGTTGTCGTCATCAAATCCGGCAGTGATCTCAGAGAAATCAGCGCCACTTGAACCATCTATCTCTTGCCCAGGCGACGAGCCGTATATGGTTTGAGTCACCTCGATCACGTTGTCGTCGAGATACTTCAGCACCTCGTCTTTGGTGATCTTGCCTTCGTAAGCCTCAAGGTACGGAATCAAACCGATCGCCTGAAGCTCGGCCTTCTTAATGCCCTGCATGTTCTTGATTCGATTCGCGAGGTCTTTAGCAGGTACTTGCTTAAAGTCCATGCCGAACACCGCACGACGAACGCTTGAGTAAAAGCCAACGGCACTAATGTCACTCTGAAACAGACTGAGATCATCAGGTGATTCAGCGAGGCGCTTGCGCAGGAATGCCAGCACGTCGGCCTTCTGAAGCGATTGCTTTGTGCCGATGAATGCGTCAAGTCCGATCTGGTCACGGCGAGCAACACTGAGATCGCGCAAATAACCGCGCACCTGGTCTGGTGTCACGCGATCCGGTAATCCATTGGCCATGCGCTCGATTGCAGCTGTAAGAGAAGGCTGGCCATATTGCGCGGCAACGCCATTGATCGCACGCTGAAACAGCACGCGCTCAGGAATCGAATTTGCCGCCGCCTCAACCGCCAGCTGGCGCGAACCCTCAATGTTCGGATCATACTCGAAGAGACGCACGCCGCTGTCTTCCAGGGCCTTGCGTGCAATCGGCCCAATGGTCTGAGGCACGACAGCAGCCGCGAACTCATCAATGCCAACGGCGCGTGTGACCAGCGCCTCGAAGTATTCAGTCGGCATGTTGCGCAGCTTGTCGATGAACTCCTGTACGGAGTCGATGTCATCTGGAGTGAGCTGCATTCCAAAGTCAGCAAATGACTTTTCAATGTCGCCACTGTTGATCGACTCGATAAGAGCAGACTCGGCTGAGTTCATTGACGAGAAACTCTCGCGTCCGGTCTTTGATCCAAGGCGCGACAGCAGTGATGCAAGCTCTGTGTTTACTTCTTCCTTCAGATCGGCGAACACCTCTGGCTTGACGATGCGATCTTTCGCGGCACGAATACCAGACAATGATCGGAATTCAGGTGTGACCAGAGCACGAACACTGCCCGCACCATACGAGAAACCTTCGCCGCCACGGATGTTCTTCGACATCATACGCACGACGTTCTTCAATGTGTGACCGACGTACTTGCGATCTCCATCTTCTGTGTAATCAACAAAAATTCGCTCTTTGGCCTTTAGCACGTCTTTAACGACGCGCTGAGTTTCCATGACGAACTCATTCTGAAGGCCAAGTTCTTTGATCTGGTCGCGAAGATTGTTGCGCGAACCATAAGCATCCGGCGATGGATTCAGCACCTTCTCACCGACCACGGCGACATCTTGAGCAAGCTGCCGAATACGTCTCCCTGGATCAGCTCGGAAGCTCTCAAGCAAATCCGGCATGTCAGATAGTACCGACTCCCAGAAGCGATTTGCGTCGGTTAAGAATGCCGCATCAATTTGAAGATCGTACTGCGTTTGACCGAAGTACTTATCGAGGCCGAACTTCTTCAGCTCATCGAGTTTTTCTTGGTTAGGTGTGTCCATCTCAATGTTCGGAGTGACACCCTTGCCAGCTAAAAACGTCGCCATGAATACGACGTTATTCTCAAGCGCCGCTGGCCCTTCGCGACGAATCTCATCGCGGTCAATACCACGGCCAAACACCTTCTCTTGCTCAGCCACAAGTTTACTGAGCCGAGCTTCAGCCGCCGATGTAAACGAGTACTCAACGCTTGGATACCGAGGCGAGTACACGTCTGCACCAAACACTCGCGCACCTTGACCGGATCGTGGGTCGATCAACTCGCTCGGAGCGACAAGTGTGATCTCGCCGAAGTTCTCCATCGGAAAATCAAGCGGCGCAATCGCAAGCGACGGCACAGGCAGCCCACCAATCGAGATCGCGTGGAGCAGATTGCCTTCAGTCAAATTATGTCGAGCGATCAGAGGTGTGGCCGACTGCTGCGACACGAAGCCTTGCGTCGGCGGAATCACGACATCTGTGTCGTTAACTCGACGTATGCGTGCGCCGTACTGATCGAGAAGCTGTCGTGGTGTGCGACCCTTCGTGTCTTGAGATGAGAAGTACAGGAATGTGCGACGCCAGAGTTCAGCATTCGCGTTTGCGTCTGCCGACGTGTAACCTGCTGCCACAAGCTGCTCGCTGATGACCTTCTTCACCTCGTCAGCAGATTCCTTCGCTTCGGCAGTCGCGTTGCGATCCGCTTCCTCAAGAAGCTGCTGAACCTTCGTGTCCTCTTCGCGAGCTTGCTTAGGCGTCACGCCATCAGGCGAGAACTTGATGACTTCAGCGAGAGCCTTGGAATCCTCTGTGCCTGCGACCTTCGCTGCCCAGTCTGCGGTCTTGACCTTAATGTCTTGTCCAGTCTCGAGCGCCTCGCGGTACTCGACCTGAATGCCGAGCTGTGCCGCACCCACATCGGGGTCGATGTTCTTCGATTGAAAGTATTCTTTGATGTCCTCTGGTGCGATGTACAAATTCTCAGCCGCACCATTCTCTGTGATCTTAGCCACGATTTCTCGCGTGGCTTCGGGCAGACGTGCGCGTGCGCGAGACGATTCAACGCCGTCCATCAGTGCGAGATAAAAGTTCCGATCTTGCACTGCCGCACGATACGACTCTGTGCGATACGTTATGCCTGGAATAGCACCGACCGATCCAGCCGAGCCACCCATACCTGCGCCAAGAACGAACGCGTCGGCACCACGAAGCAGCGCCTCTGTAAATGTCATGTTCGGATTGATGCCAGACGCGAAGTCCGACGCCGACTGAACCGCAGATGTCGCGGCTTCTTCCAAACCCTCTTGGCCTGCGTTCGCTGCGATCACCTTACCTGTGTCGGCCATGATCCGAAGCGCGGTTTCTTTGCTCGTTCGTTGAGCAAGCGCAGTACCCCATCGCTCGACAATGGCCATCGTGCCCATGCGCTCAAACAGCGCCTCTGCTGAGCCTTGAGTGACTGCTGCGATCTGCGCCTCGAACGGATCAAGACCAGCCTCACGGCCACGCTCTGCGGTCTCTGCGGCCTGCATGAGACCAGCACCAGCCGCCGTCTGGTTTGCCAGACCTGCTGCCCCGCCCATATACATCATCAAGAACTGAGGCGCCTGCTGAGAGAGCTGCATCGCAAACGTGCGAGCGGCACCGCTGAAGTTTCCGTTGAGCGCCTGCTCTGTCACAGACTTGTTCAAGTCCGGAACCAATTGCTGTTGCGCCTCGGCAGACTGGCGATAGTACTCTGTGAACGCATTCTTTCGCGCCCACTCTGGAGATTCGACGAGTAGGTCTTCGCGACCCATTGCCTTGAACAGCGCGTTCTGTGGCATCGCTGCGATGTCGTAGGCTTGAGCTGGAATCTTTGCGATACCCTGGTAGATGTTCATTAAACCGACGCCAGCAGAGCGAGCGACGCCACGCCAGAAGCCATGCTGCCGATCTGCATCTTCGATGCGCTTCAGTAGCTCGATGTCGTCGCGGATCAACGCCGCCTTCGTCGGATGCTCGGCGATCATCGACGCAGACTTCGGGTACTCGCGAGCTAACTCGTCTGGCCTGAACTGACTTTGAGTGACCTGCTTCTCGAGATCGTCGACGTTTCGCTCAACAAAATCGAGCGGCATTCCGGTCTTGCGCTGGATGTCGAGCACCTTCGCTGCGCGATCAGGCTCAATTTCCTGGCCATATTTCATCGAAAGACCGACGCGGTTTGCGTCTGGCCGACCAGTAAGCGCGGAATCGAAGTCATCATCCGACAGCGTTGGACGACCTGGCGCTGGCGCAGCTTCGGGCTCAGGCACAGGTGACGGCTGGTCGATCAGTGTTGGCGACTCAGCGCCGCCGAGAAGAGAATCAAACTCGCTGTCGTTCAAGACCATTATCGACCCCTGTTGTTCTTGATCCAAGTATCGAGACCTGAGCGGCCACCCACGACCATCTGGCCGTATGCTCGTTCAAGGTTCTCTGTTGTCGTGCTGATTCCAAGCGAAGTCAGATAGTTCGCAAGCTGCAAGCGTTGACGCGGCGGAATCTCATCGACCTTAACGAATGCACGATTGCGCTCAGCTTCACTCAAAGCGATCACCGACTTCTGTTCTGGCGAACCGAAGAATCGCGGAGCAACAAAGACCTGCTGCTTCACAATCTCATCGACCAGCTCTTGCTTGCGCTTCATACTCGGACTCTTACCCGTCGCCTCGTACTCTTCACGCCATCGCTGCTCGATCGCCTTCTCAAACGTCGACAGTTTCTCGGCTGCCGTGTTGTCGCGTCCTGACCTTGCGGCCTTTACTTGATTCCACTTCAAAGCACCAGATGCGACGAGACCATCGTCAACCAAATCCTGCTCGGTGCGAAGTCCGTCGAACTTCTCGACCTTCTCTTTGCTACCACTCTTCATCGCGTCCTTTGCCTCGGCACGACGACGAACAATCTCCTTCCACGAAGATTCTGTGAGCTTCGGGCGAAGTGATACGATCTCGCTCTCTTTCAACTTTGCTAGATCGAGGTACGGCATCGAGCGGTACTTTAAGTACACAGCCTCGTTATCCTTCTCAGCCGAAGGTGTCTTGCTGATCCGACGAAGCTGTTCTTGCTGCGACGGCGATAGGCGGCCCATCATTGTCGGCGGAATATCGTCGAGGCTGTTATTTTTCTGAAGAAGGTTATACGCATTTAAGAACATCATCTCAGACTGCGCCTCACGCTGCTGGTCTCGCAAAGAGAACTCGCGCTGAAGCCGTGAATCAACTTCGTCACGCAGCTTAGGATCGCCACCAAGCATCTGCTTCATCGCGTCGCGTGCGTCGTTCAAATTGTCGTACTGTCCAAGTAATCGGTCGGTGATGCGCTGCGAGTCGCCACGCATCCGACCTACCTCGAGCGCCTTCTCGATCTGTGCTTTTTCGCTTGCGATGATGCGGCTCTCGTTCTGTTTATAAAATGCCTCGGCACTGCGGTCTTCGCCGTTGGCCAGCATTCGCTCGATGATTGCTGCATTCGTGCGAGACGTAATCTCACCAGTCTGCTGAATGAGCCACTGGTCTGACTTGCCAGTGCGACGAGCGTGATCCATCACCACAGCAAGCTGCGCATCCATCGCAGCCTTAAGGCGCTGCGGGTATTGGTAGTTATTGATCGCGTCGTTATAGAACATTTTGAGCGACGCATCGGTCGTCTCTTGGTCGAACTTCTCGCGCTCGCGAAACACATGGCGATCGACATCTTCAATGACCGATGCCTGCTCGTTGTACGCATACCGCAGAAACGCCTGTTTCTGAGCATCGTTCGCGAGCGTCTCCATGATCTCGCCGCGCTTCTTCTCGAACTCACCGATCGTCGTATCGCGACCTTCAAATGCATTGCGGCCACGACGATTAAGGAATCCTCGCTCGTAATGCATGAGCAGATCGTTCTTCTCTGCCTTCAGCTTGTTGATCGCGTCCAGAGTTTGAATCTCGTCGGTGTTGCGCTTCTCTTCAGCGGCATACTGATACGCGGTCGATGCGAGCCGTTGAGCTGCGCCAAAAGTGTTCTCAGTAATCTGGCCACCGCCGAATGCCTCTGCTGGCGACGACGGATTGACCTGAAGGTTTGGCTGCCCTGCTGGAGCGACCTGTCGTTCATAACGAACTACTGGCATGTGTACCTCACGCGATATTCGAGCCAGCTCCACGCTGGTAATTCATGGCCATTGGCCGAGGATTCTGCGGAAGCGGTTGACCGCCAAACTCACCCTGTCGTCCAGCACCCATCGCAATTCGAGCGGCATCAAGCCCACCGCCAAGCAGCGAAGCTGCGGCAGATCGACGCGCACCTTCGGCTCGCATTCGGATGTCTCCGATGTTGAGCGCCGACTGCGTTCGGATTCCCATCGCCTCAAGAGCTGCGTTGTTCCGGATCATCATTTCATCTTGAAGCGCCATCAATCTCGACTCTTCGCGAATCGCACCCATGCTTCCGGTGTCCGAGCGAATACCTTGAGCTGCTGCTGTTGCGATCTGTGAGCCTTCGACCATCGCCGACTTTCGTCGCACATCGCTGATCGCCGCATCGCCCTGCGCAATTGTGCTGCGTGCCCGCATCTCATCGAGTTGCCCCTGGAGATCAGCCATTCGATCTGCATACTCAGCCTGTGCTCGCTGTGCGCCGTACTGCTGAACACCGCCCAGAAGCGACGCCGCAGCGCCTACGCCAGCAAGAATCAGTGTCGTCGTAGCTGCCACATTACCCCCCGATCTGATGCCAGCCGCTCGGCGTAATCGCCAAGATCGTCATCGGCACCGGATCAACTTGACGAACGAATACATGACCGCCGTTATCCCACGCTGAGTCAATGACAACATCAGTGACCCCAGTCGTAAGTTCAGTCGGCTCGTCGTACCCTTCTTCGTCTCTGAGTTTCAGTTCCATCAAACCTTCGAGCGGATCGGTGTCGTCGTCCGTGGGCGCAAAGCCGCCGACGAACACACCTCGAGTCTCTTCCATGTGAAGAGTGACCTGCGTCACGTTCTTCTTCTTGTCGGCCAGCGTCGCGCCGTCTGCGATGTCGATGTCCAGCGTCTCCATGTCGGTCGTGTAGGCAAGACCAACGTTGATGACTTGGTAGCACTGATCCAGCGTGATCTGGCCATCCGAAACTGTGACCTGCGTATATTCGCTGTTGTTTGCGCTCGCCGCCACGAAGCCATCACCAAGGACAGAAACAGTCTCACCTTCGATGTGCCAAAGTCCTGAAACAGAGTCGACCGCCCGCCCCCATGTCGAGAGCGCCGTCGATCTCATTGCCACAGGTACAGTTCGGTTTGGTCGCACAGTGACCACAGTGGCCGACGTGTATGCCTCAATCGACAGACGAATGATGTCGTCGCCAGACGTGACGTGAATCTCGTCGCCGACCCAGCTTGACGCGAATGTCGACGCCGATGCCGTAAGCGTCAGCGTCTCGTCTTCATCCCAATTCGTGCCGCCTGAGATCGTCATCGTTGTAGAACCAGTATGCCGTCCATCGTAAGTCAGGCACGAGTCGATGAAGATCATCTCCTTAATGTCGGTGATGTCACGAGAACTCAGATACTCAACGTAGCGCACAGAGCGTCCGTCGATGACCCGCTTGGCCACAACATACACCACGTCTTCGGTCGTGCCAGGAATCACAGCCACATTCTCGACAATGGCATCGCCACCGAGATCGTGTTTACACCATGCAAAGATTTGCTGCTCTTTGATGTACGTCAGAGAGAGCAACGTGCCGTCGCTTCGCACTGCCCACACGATTGAATGCGGCACAGTCTGGTAAGCCCAGTCGACAATCGTGTATCCATCAAAGAGATGCGACGAGAATAGGGTCAAATCATTCCCTTGGTATCCGTCTACCTGGTAATCGAAGCCAAGATCGCGAACGATGTTGCCTCGCGCTTGAACGAATAAACAGGATGACCCGACAACGAGCGGCGATAAGTAGCTTGCGCCGTACTGCGAGTATCGCTTCGGGTTGATGTCAAATGGCGTAATCACCCCGCCGTTACCTTGAAGCGCGTACTCCGCATTGCTTGTGAAGATGATCGGAAGATTAAGATCAACGATATGCCGAATCTCCACGACCTTTGTGCCAGCAAGATCAAACTCAATTGGCGACGCATCGGTAATTGGCGCTTCTCGATAAAAGTATTTGAATGCCGCAGCTCGAGACGCCCACGCCCGCTGCGGGTATGTCGTCGATGACCCAAGCCAAAGTCGCTGCTGGTTATTCGACACCACGCCAGGATAAAGATCAGTACTACCGAATTGATCTATATCTGTCGGCGGGTTCTTGGTGAAGTCCGGTGGAATACCGCGATCAATGAATGACCCAACATCTCCATCGACCGACCCAATAAAGCCATACGTTCCATCGACGCCAGAATCGCTTCGATAAATGTAGTACTTAAATGGCGCTGTCGATCCGCCTTTCAAAGACCAGTCCAGCGTGATGTTATGCGAGCTAGATGGAGTCAGAGATGAACCAAAAGTGTTTCCAGTATCCAATCCTTCACTTTCTGAACCCTCAAAATCGACGCCTGTGATTTCGTAGTATGTTTTCGTGCCGCTGTTTGTGATCGACAAGCCAGCAATACCCATATTGAGGTTCGGAGCAAAGGCCACTGCTGCCAAAGTCCAAGATGTGTCACCAGCTGATGTCAGGCTTCGTGGTTCATATTCACGATGCACCAGATACATCTCGTCGCCGTTTTGCGAGTACTGCACGCGAGCCAGATCAGCCGCAGCGTATGGCGTCGTGATCGAGTAAATCTCTTCGATCGTTCCGCCAGACGTGTACGCGCCGAAGCTCGTCGAGTTCACATTTGCGCCGTCCATGTAATCAAGCTCGAATGTGTTGGCACCTGTATTGACGTTGGCCACCTTAAACGTGCGGCCATTCAAGAACGTGCCGATCGCGCCGACGATGCCTGAGATATAGATCACATCACCATTCGCGTATGTATCCGTTCCGGAATATGTCACGACACACGGATTCGCATTCGTGATTCCGGTGATCGCTTGGCTCGACGCCTTCACATACTCGCCATCTTTGATGACGCGCATGATCTGATCGCCGAATTCGAGCATGTAGTTCGTCGTGTCGCTCACAACAAACGGAATCAGTCTCACCACGCTGGACGAGTCTTCGACTTCGCCCACGAACACACTGCCAGGGCGATTCGTAAAACCGCCGTACCGCAAGACGTATCCGTTTCGCGCCTTGCGAAGACCAGTGGCGTACTTGGTGAGATCAGTTCGAGCGTAAAGACCAGGCGATAACTCACCGCCTGCAAAGCTACGAAGAGTGAATGACGGCATCTGTTACCCCATTCTTGCGCGAATGTACTCGCTCTCTGGGTCGACTTCTTGTTGCTGTTCGTTCTGCGAGTTTGCCGCTGCCTTCGTGAGCGCGATCTCATACAGCTGCCGCGCTCGTTGTCCGAGACGGAACTGATCGCCACCTGTCAGCTTCGGTGCAATCACCGCAGCGATGTGAAGCGAGAGCGCCATCACATAATCGGGTGGGTACTGTGACTCATCATCAAGGTCGACTGTGTATTGAAGAACGGCCTCGCTCTGATCGGTCAAGATCACCAGGCCATCGTCGTCACGCACGATCTTGTATGGCACGCGCTGCCCGGCAGCCTCGTTGCGAATGCCAGATACTATGCGTTGAATACTGAGGCAGTCGGTCGGGTAGCGATACGCATACGCCCACTCGTCCTCGTTTGGACTCTCGTCGAGAAGATTAAGCTCTGCGATCTTCGTGGCGAATGGCCACGGAAAGTCGCGAAGAGTCTGAGTCCTAATCGTTTCGTAAAACCTGCGGCACACAATGGCTTCAGCTGAACGCTCGGTTTCGAGATCGCCGATCTCTTTCGTTGAGCCAAGGTGCCCAAGCGCCATGTTGCAGATGACTGTATCTGTCGCCATGCCTACCTCATAAAAGGCGGGGAGCTGTTAACTCCCCGCTGATTCTCAGATCACTTCTGAGTCGGCGATTGTCTTCGCCGCTTTACTCGGCTTTTCCTTCACCGCTTCGGACTTCGCCGCCTCGACCTTCTCCATCCAGCTCGCAGAGAAGTGAACCTCACTTGCAAGCTCGAAGATTTGTCCAGGCTGAATCCGTCGCGACTTGTACCATCCGAGACGTTTCGCTTTCACCTTCATACGTCACCCCTCAGTTGTTAGCTGATAGTGATCGCGTCAGGATACTGGACATACCTATCGACGAACGATTGCGGAACCAGATGCGCCGTCACAGTCACGCTGGGTGTTGTTCCAGCGAGCGTGAAGTTCAAGCGAGAGTATCGCTCAAACGCTGTATTCGGCGGAACCGAAATGACGTAACGAGTACCAGCAGCGTCGCCGCGAGTGATCGTTGCTGTTCCGATTGTGGTCGGCGACGAGAAACCAGCGTTGTCATCTGTCTGCAACGCAACAGAATACGTCTCGTCAGAGTTGCCAGCGTCAGCCGCGACATCGAGAAGAATCTCGACGACCATCGGCTCACCCATACCAAGATTGCGATCGGACCCGTGGTCGATCAAGTCTGTCGATGCGCCAGTCGAAGTAAGCGCCTGTGCATCGCTGTATGTGTTAAATTTATCCACGATCATTTGAAACTCCTTTATTCGTTATTTGCCTTACGACACTGTTGCTTCTGTTTCGAGAAGCGCGTCGACGATGCGGATCGGAATACCACGGAATGTAGGCACCACTTTGCCATCCACGTCTGCGTACACCAAGCCGCCGCCAGTGATAACATCATCACGACGTTGAATGTCGAGCATTTGGAACACAGTGCGGTTCATATAGAACGCAGCGCGACCAGCGCCCAAGTTCGGAATGCGATGGATCGCTTTAATCATCAGCTCGATCAGATCAGCTGCCGAAGATTTCGCGACCAGGTTTGAGATGTCGATGTTGGCGATACGAACAACATAGCGCCAGTCACGAACGCTCAGACCACACTTCCACTGCCAATGATCCTGGTACGCACGCATGCGGTTTCCAGCCACGCCAGCAGTCGTTTCAACAGTCACAAGACCGAGGTCTTCGTGCTGAAGACCAGCCTTCGACCCCTTCGGGAAGAGACCATGCACAGTCTGGCCACCCCACAAGCAGAGATAGATCGACGAGTTATCGGAACCACTACCGCTGCCAGAGATACAGTTCTGTCCAAGCGCAGCGTAACGCTGAGCCAGGCCGTTAAACTCTTCCGGCGCAGTCGATGCGTTGCCATAGATCATGGTCGACTGCATCTCTTGCGACATCGCTTCGATGAAAGCAGATGCTTCCGACAAGCGGAACTCAGCAGTGTTGCCATTCAACTCAGCCAAGTCCTTGTCGACTTCGCAGTACGCTTCGAGCATACCGCACTGCTCGTCCACCTGAGCTGTGGTCGACTTCGAAGGCGCAACACCTTCGTTTAATCGACGCCAGCTGACAGACGGAAGACCTGTGCGGACAGTCGTGCGATGACCTGTCGGCAGGTTTCCTTCGACGAACAACATGTCGTCGAGCATCTGGTTTGTTTGCGACAACAGTTCCACGACCATCGGAACCTTGCCATCCGGATCAAGACGCTTCGCCCAATCTGCGAGCGTCAATGCGTTTGCACCAATCGTTGCCATTTGAATCTCCTTTTAAGTTATGACTTTCCGTAAAATGCTTCAGCTGCCGATTTCTTGGGCTGTGCCTGAGCGCCAGTCACAAGTTTATCGTCAGCCATTTGCTTGCCGATTCGGTAGAACACACGAACAAGCTCAGGGTGATTCCCTAAACCTGTGGTCTCTAAGATCGACACGAACTCATCGGATGCGAATGCTTTCATCGCTCGGTGTGCGATCTCGACGTTACCCTTGAACGCCTCGCCGCCGATCTCTTTGTCCGTCTGGACTGCTGAGACCCACTTTGCTTTGGTCGCCTCGTACTCGCTTGCGAGCTTCGTGGCATACGCACTGGCTGCTGCGTGCTGCTTCTCGACAATTGCCTGTGCGATCTCTGGCGAGATTCCCTTCTCTTTCGCGAAGGCTTCAACCTCGGCAAGAACGCTGGCATCGAGAGGTGAGCCGTCTGGAATCTTCAGCTCGTACTTAACGTCGGGCTTTTGTTCCGGTGGCTTCTGCTCAGTCGCCTGTGCATTCGCTGATTCGTTCGGGGTGGGTTGCTGTGCTGGCGCTGCGCTTGCGGTCAACACTGTATTGCCCTGCGGTGCTTCAGCGGCGCTCGGTGTACCTGTAGCCGCTGGATTCGCTTCACTCATTCTCAACTCCTTTTCTGTTTTCTTGCATCAACAAAATGAATCCGTCTGGGTCTGCCTCGGTAATATCAGCGAGCATCTTCAGACCAACGTCTCGTCGACCCTCTCGAAAGAACGTCTCGCTCGAGCCTGTGAAGCTCAGCTGATACACGCCTGTATAGGTGAGGTATCGCCAGAAAAGACGGCGACCAGCTGGCAAAGAGAGCAGCTCACGGAGATCGGCCAGTTCTTGCTTGCGTGAGAAACGAGCATTCAGCTCGCGCTCTTTAATCGCGGCCTCATCAGCAGCATTCGACTTTCGACTCATCGTCTCGTCCTTCGACGCAAGAGCGGGTAAGGAAAGCTCGCTGGTTCATCAATGACAGTGAACTCTGTTGTGGGCGGAAAGTACCCACCAGTGAACATCGTCTTTGGAAAGTACCCAGCTGGAAACATCAGTCGCTCACGTCGTATGTAACGCTAGTCCGATTTCCGTTTGAGTCAACAGTCGCGATGATCCGGTTCTTGTCATCAGTCACATTTCTAATTGTGATCGTGGTCGTGCCTGCACCGCTGATCTTGCCACCAAGAGATGACAGCATCAGACGCAATGCTTCACGAAGAGAGTACCCTGTCTCGATGTCGTTCTCATCTAGCAGTGCTGCGGCCAAACCTTCGGGACTGAGTGGCGTTGCACCGCCTGCGGTCATTTCAATGTTAGCCAGAGCCGACATCACGACAGACGGCGATAGCGTAATCGTGCCGGACACCTCTGCGGGAATGATACCGCCAAGCTGCGCCACCGATACAGAGATCGCCATTGATGACGAGGCTTCCATCTGCACGCCTGCGCTCAGCTGCGCCGAAGCAACAGCCAAGCTCATCGTGCCACTCGCGATCATAGCGATGATCTGGTCTAGGTCTGCGTTGACCACCGAGATCGCAGAGCTTGCTGTGAGTTCGAGGTTTCTGCCCATCTTGGCATCGGCCTCGACCCACGTCAGTTCCATGCGGCTCGTGCGGTACGACGACATGCCGCCAGGCTTAAGCGGCAAAAGCAGCGCACCCATGTTGTATCCATTAGGCACGCCAGACTTATCGCTGATGTCTGACTGCTCATCGACGTACAGGTTTATCAGAAGGTCTTTGCGCTTACGCGACCACGCCTCGGCCCCACCAGCGGCAATCCCGCCAATGTACCCCTGAGCGTTGAATCGGTTTGTACGCAAAGCCATCAATTACCCCCACACAAATTCGAGTGATCCAGAGATGATCGAGCCGTTGGCTGCGGCACCTGCTGGCTGATAAAGAAGGTTCAAACATGCGCCGTCCTGAATCTGTGGAAGACTCGGAACTGCGCTTAAGAAGTCCACGATCACAGGCACGTTTGCCGTCGTCAGCGGAATCTCAACGAGAGGTTGGCAGATCACCAAGCACATCGTACCAGTGGTCGCGTGTGGCGTCGTCACTGTCACAGACTGCACCGACTGCACGCCTGTATCACCAGACTGAAGCGGCAAGAATGGACCACGATTGTTTGCCGCTGTACCTGAATGCGGGAATCGACCAATACCAACCGACGCAACAAACGCAGTCGTAGCACCAAGCGCCCGACCCGTGTCAGTTCCGCCAGTGTTCTGGCGCGTGTAGCTCATCGCCACTGTCGGGGTGTTCGTACCAGACGCAACAGTATGCACAAGGTACATTCTGTTTCCCTGGCCAGTCGTGTACCGCGACAGCGATGAAGAGTTCGTGAGCGTTTGAAGAGACGCAGATGTCGACGAGATGCCTGGATAATACAGAAGCGTATCGACAAGCAGCAGTGTTCCAGGTGATGCCGTCGCTGTGTTGCTGACTGCCACAGCTTTGAGCAAATGCTTTGTGTCTAAGCTGACGTTGCCGCCGTGATAAATGCCCCACCCTGTCGTCTCGGTCGGGACTTGTGATGTCAGTGCGGTGCCTGTGTATGTGTTGGCTACGGGCGAACCGGACAAGATTGAGAGATCGTACCATGCACCAGCGACATAAGCGCCGTTGGCCACAGTCTTGTTGAAGTCAGCTCGCCATCGTTTGCCAGCTGTCAGCTCAGAAACCAGATCATCAAGCGATGAGAAGCCCATATCATCTCCATGTGGTGACGAGCATTCCGCTCAGCACTGCTGCCGAAAGACTCGCGTTTGGTAAGCAAATAAAATTTAAGTACGCGCCGTCTTCAATGACCGCGCCGTTCATCTGATCGTAAAAGTTCTCAAGCTGCGATGGCGTGTTGAATGTCGCCGTCACTTCTTCGATGCCGATCTCAAACAAAGGCTTCACCAAGACCAGCGATAAGATGCCGCCGTTTGGTGATGTGAACGTGATCGACTCTACAGATCTGATGCCGTAGTCGCCAGATTGCAGCGGAATAAACGGACCAGAGCCGTCGACCTGAGTACCAGAGTTCACGATTGTTGCCGCAAGAGCTGCCGTGTTTGTGGTCACGAGTGGCGATACACAACCTGTGGTGCCGTCTTGATTCGTGTATTGAATCTGAAACGTGACGTTGCCAGTGTATGAACCCTGACTCACAAGCATTGCCTGAACGCCTTTGCCATCAGTAGAGCGCGACAGGCTCACGCTGTTTGTGAATGTCTGTGTTGCTGTATCGTCGCCGTCGATAAACGGATAATACAGCAGGTAATCACAAAGCATCAGCGTGCTTGACTGAAATGCGGTACTTGGCGAGTACACCAAGAGTTTTTTCACGAATTTGCGATCCGGCGAAACCGAACCGCCGTTATCAATTCCCTTCGTGGCCGACAGCGTGGCCGACACCAAAGGCTCAGTCGCATAAAAGTTCGCGGGCGGATTGCCAGGCGAGTACGAAAGATCGCACCACACTCCGGCGACAGTGGCGTTCGAGACGACCTTACGAAACGATGCGTGCCAGAACTTGCCGTCTGACTGCATCGAATCCTTGATCGCTCGGAAGCCAGTGAATCCAGCCACGCATCAATCCAATGTAAACGACAGTGCGCCAGCCGCGAACTGAGGCTGAACACCAGTAGTGACTGTGATCGACGACGACAGTGCGCCGTACACGATCACGTTGCCAGCACCAGATGCGCTGTCCACGATTGCCGCATGAGTGATGACGTTCGACCCAGAGGTACAAGCGTTAAACTGCTCAAGGTTCGCGTTCTCAACGCTGTTGCCGCTAACAGTAAAGTCGCTTGCTCGAGTCAACACCACGCGGGCATAACCGCCATACGTCGCCTCGTTCGTGGTCGCCGATCCAGCTTCACCTGGTGATGCGGTGTATAGCGCAAGCCACAGGTTCGTGTTGCCGTTCCAAGGTAAAGCGGTGCCAATAAACACCTGCTGAAGAACATCTTCTTCTGTCGAGTTCGAGAAGCTCATTGTGCAATCCTCTCTTTAATGCGTGCGAGTTCACTCTTAACCGCAGCAAGCTGCTCGAGTGATGCGACAAGATCAACCTTCACAGCCTGGTGCTCGGCCTTAATCTTTGCCAGTTCTTCTTTGGCCTTTTCCATTTCAGCAATAGCCGCAGCTTTGATGCCGAACGCCTCGGCCATTGCCGCTTGCTTTACTGCTGCTGCATCGTGCATGGCCTTCTCTTTAATAAACTCAGCCT